GTGCTTACCGATACAAAATTAAAAAACCTCAAGCCGCAGGACAAACTGTACAAGGTCTCCGATCGTGACGGGCTGTATGTAGCTGTGCTTACGTCAGGCACGGTCTCGTTTCGCTATGACTACCGTATCAACGGTCGCCGCGAAACACTGGTAATCGGGCAGTATGGGCGTGACGGTATCAGCCTGGCAGAAGCGCGAGAAGAACTGATTGCTGCAAAGAAGCTGCTTAAGGCAGGCCAGTCACCGGCTGCGGCTAAACGTGACGGTATCAAAAAGATTCGTGGTGCCGAGACGTTTGCGGTACATACCGACAGTTATATGAAACATGTCATCCTGGCTGACAGTACCCGCGCAATGAAGCAGGCGGTGATCGACCGTGACATACTTCCGGTTCTTGGCAACAAAATGATGACTGAAATTACCACATCGATGGTTCGTGATTTGTGTGACCGGATTGTCGAACGCGGTGGTCGGGCAACAGCAGTACAGGCAAGGGAGATCATCAGCAGCGTATACCGTCACGCCAATGACCGTGGTCATGGTTTGTTTAATCCTGCGGCTGACATTAAACCTTCGTCTATCGCCATATTTAAACCAAGAGAGCGAACACTGACACCAGAAGAAATTGGCCTGTTTTTCCGCACGCTGGATGCCATTGGTGCTATGGGCACTATGAAAATGGCTTTAAAGCTGGTGCTTATCACTATGGTTCGTAAAGGCGAATTCACCAACGCAACGTGGGATGAAATAGATTTTAAAAAATGGACATGGACAATTCCTTCAGACCGCATGAAGGGAAGCCGGGCGCACGTTATTTACCTGCCTAAACAGGCACAGGATATATTGGTCGGGCTGCAGATGTGCGCTGGTGGAAGTGAATATCTGGTTCCTGGTCGTTACAACTTCCGGAAGCCATTATCTAATGCCGCGCTGAACTCTCTGATCGACAGAACGGTGAAAATAATAAATGAAAATGGTGAGCATATTCAGGACTTCACCGTACACGATATGCGCCGTACAGCCAGTACGTTATTGCATGAGGCTGGTTATCCTTCAGACTGGATTGAAAAGGCTCTGGCACATGAGCAGAAAGGTGTGCGCGCCGTATATAACAAAGCGGAATACGCCAGACAGCGCGCCTGGATGTTGCAGCAGTGGGCCGATATGATTGATTCCTGGATTGACGGGGAGCATACGGATCTGATTCCGTTCTCCCCGTCGAAGTTTGAGAAATGGATGGCGGGGTAATAACGTTTAATTATTCTGCTGATTTTCTTCCATCTCGGCTTCTGCTGCCAGTGATTCAATTTTATCTGCGAATATTGCTGACAGTGTTGCAAATTCAGCATCAGTGACAGCGGGAATTGGAACAAACCTGATCCCGCTGTGTGCAAGCATGTTTGCAGTTTCAAGGCATTTCCTTAAATCTGCTGGTGATGCCCTGTTCATGCTGCACGCTCCCGCCCCTGGTTGTCTGTTGGTGACAGCGGAGCATTGCTGAATGCATTTGTTAATCCGCCAATATCCAACGCGTATCCAGGGTGTAGTTGCACTGCCGGGTCTTCGCACTGATTACCCCAAACATCGAAGCCATGAGACGACTGGCGGGCGAACAGTTCAATGCGAGAAACATCGCCTAACAATTGCACAAGTTTTTCACGAACGACATCTGGTTTTCTTGAATGCTCAAGCCGCGGTGCGGTAAATGACTGAACGATACCTGCATTAATGCGCGGAGGTAGTTTTCCCTTTACCGCAAACAGGCAATCTTCACTATTGGCGCGAGTCATGTGTCCCATACCCATAACTAGTTTATCTGGTTGTCGACTACCACATTTTATCCACGTGAAGCCCTTCATGGTCATCAGACGGAATCCCCAGGCTTCAACAACTTTTAGTGCTTCGAGTGGTTGTGTTGGCACCCACCACATGGCCAACAGACAGTTTTCATCGGACAAATCCCACACAGGAAGGCGGCAGATATCCAGCACACTCATAACCGGATATTTAAAACCAGCGCCGCGATTACCATCTGCGGCTTTGTCCCGGTATACCCAGGGTGGATCTGCATATATTAGCGTGTATTTTTTCATTGCTCTGCTCCCAGACTTCCTTTGGTAAAGGCTTGTATCAGCCTGTTTGCTGCCGCTTTCTGTGCTGCTACATTGGCAATAACTGATAGTTTTTCCTGGCTTGCTTTCGTGCAGATCCCAACCCAATTATCCATTAGGAAAAAATTCTCTCTTTCTGCGAAGTCAGTATTTGCACATAATGTTTCAATCATTGAAATTATTTCTTTTATTGAGTGATTAACCATCATTTGCTGAACAGCATAACCAAAAGCGTTAATCATCACTGCATGAAACTGGATATATTCTCTTTTGTATTCTGATTGCTTTGTACCATGGCGAATTGCTTCTAGTTGTGTAAGACATAACCATGATTCCCATACTGACTCGATGTTACCAATTTCTAGTTTTTTTCCATTATGAATACAAAATTTTGATGTTGAATCACTTAATGCTTTGAAACTCACCCACATGTTTGACTTTGACGGAACAACGTTGTGCTCGAAGTCAGTGACTTCTGCAAAAGTGTCATGTTGCGACAGGAAAGACACCATTTCTTGGGCAACATCGTTTCGTCCGTCATACGCCATATTAATTGCTGCAGATGGTTTTGAAACATTATTATTAATGTCAGAAAAGAACTGCTGACGCGCCTTCAAAGGAAGGTTATGCGTAAGCATAAGAGGAATCATAATTGTTTCACCATAATTACGGCAGAACTCAGCTAATCCTGCAGCACGATGCTGTCCATCAAATAATTTTATTTCTGCATCCATAGGAAATCTAGCTAAACCGACATTAGTATTTCCAATCTCATGGAACTCTATTTCTGAGTTACAATTTCCGACCAATGGTGGAACAATAAATGGTTCCTTTTTCTCGTAAGCGTTGACTAAATATTGATAAAACTTTTTTACCCTAGTTGGATTAATTTCACGTTGAGAACGTTCAAGGGTACTTCCCGTATTGTCGGTTGCCAATACTCTCGATAGTGCTCTTGCTGGTACTGTCATCATAAGTATTACAGTGCTTCCCTGCGTTCCTCGTGATGCGGGAAATTCAAAGAAATAATCGCCTACCTTGCTCATGATATTACCTTTTATATTATTGTTTTGTTTATTCATAAACCACCCCGCAACATCCTATACCGCTATAGTCGCCACGGCGAAGGCCGTTACCTTTTGTGATACATTGGTCCCTGCGAACCGCGATCCTTGCACGTTCAACATCACCAGAAGCAACATCCATACACTGAAGCCAAAGGTGAGCGGCAATGCGGAATTGCCCTTTTTTCTCTCTTTCAATCGCGCGTTTTTCGATCTCTATCGCCGCAGGAGTAACGGCGATAACCTTTGAAGGACGGCGCATTGAAACCTTGTTCATGTGATATTTTTCAAGTCGGCTTAACTTTCTCACTTAATCCAACCCTCTCTGAAAATTAATGCCAGCAGATAAAGCCATGCTGAAACAGAGGCCAGGAATAAGTACCATCCTGACCATTTGCTCCAGTGCCTTAGCAGCGCACTCATGCAGCGTTGCTCACAGGACGATATACACGTTGCTGAACAGGAGGCTTTTTACCCTGGAACTCTGCCGGGCTTGCTGCCTGACGTTCATCAAGCCAACGCTCAACTTCGTCACGGTTCCATGCGCAGCGTTTGTCAGTGATATACCAGCGTTTAGGAAATTCCCCTGCGCGCTCCATACGGTCGATAGTGCTCCATGACAGTGGCACCACCGCCAGGAGTTCCTTCTTACCTAATGCACCTTTCATAAATACCTCTCTTGGTTGCAGTGCGGCGCGCGTGGCGCCGCGGTGGTGGTTATATAGATGTTTCGTTTAATTCTTCCCGACGAACGCTGTAAACGTCGGTGGCTTTTGCCAGCAGTTCGTCATCATCTGAAAGTTTTTGTGCAATGTATTTGTAAGCCTTATCCAGTTCGGAGACAGTGCTGTAATTCATCGCTGCGCTGGTAAAGGCCATCAGCATTTCTTCTGGATCACGGCTATCCTCTTTACGCGTTTGCTCATCAGGCTTTTTCGCTGGTTTAGCGTTGATCAGACTGTTCATTCCCGCAGCAGTGGTCGTTTGCGGAGTAATGTCTCGCTCAACGCGCGGTGCCGTTTCCTGTAATTCGTCTGGGGTGTAAACACCGAGAAGTACATCAGGAGCGTGCAGGCGAGCCCATCGTTTCGTGCAAAGATAGGCAAGTTGCTGGCGCGGATCCTGTTCCCACAATGGAGAGTTACGCACTCCGGCTTGCGCCATACTGATGGTAAGCTCACGGGGTTCTGCTTCTCCTTTAAGAACTGCTGACACAGTTACCGTCAGATTCGGTGATTTATCTGTTTTGCCGTTAACATTCGACCAGTCACCGCTCCAGCGATAATTCAGGCGTGTCGCCAGCAGGCTGGAAGAGGATACGACCGCGTTTACCAACTGTGCTTCGTAGCCTAACGTTCCGTTTACCACATGCGTTTTCTGCGCCACGGCGAAAGGGTTCATTCCCCACTGTGCCGCCTGCATGGTCACCGCCAGACAATCGGCAGGTTTGCCTTCAAGATGTTTCGGTACAGTCGCTTTGCTTTGTGACATCAACTCCGCGAAACGCACCAGTTGATTCATGCCCTCGGGGCTGAATATTGCCGCAGCAGTGCCTACAGTTGCGCCTGGTTGTGATGTGATTGCGATATCATTGCTCATACGTACATATCCTGTTTACGTGCCCAGTCAGGGCGTTTAATAATTTCCACTCCGCCCCATTCATCGTTGATGCGGCATTCGTGATAGGTATTCAGATCCCGGCGGAACAGAGCGTGCCCGGCATCGACATCCGGCGCATCCAGCTCGAACACGCGTACCGGATACCGACCACAATCAATGCTTTCGCTCACGGCAAGAAAGAAAAAACCATGTGGCTGACCAGTAACCCTCATTGCTCCTTCGCGGTACATTGCGTCCTGCACGTGGTAGCGGAACTCCTCGATGTGGCGTGCAAAACGGTCCATATCTGCAACCTTTTTCACGTCGACGATCACGTTGTGCTCGTTCAGCCATTTGTCTGGACGAATGCGGCACAACTCACCAGTCTCTTCATCATTCCAGTACATTGATGCTTCGCAGTAACCAGGTGCTTCCAGCATCCAGCGTGCCGCCGGGTGAGCCATTGCGCTATCACGCATAAGCTCCAGTTTCCGCCACTGCTCGGCATCAAGTACCGTAATCCCCATATCCGCTACATCACGAAGAAATGCTTCTTCGTCAGCTTTACCTTGTTTCGCCCGACGATCGAATTTCGGTGAAACAATGAAGCGTTTGTTGAATTCTCCAGGCTCCAGAAGCAGACAGTGCAATGCGGTTCCCATATCCAGTGCAGACTTTTTCTCTTCGTCTTCTGGTGCTGCCTGAACCCATTTAAGAAGCGCCGGATTCTTGGCAACCATGTCCAGTTGCGACTTACTCACGCCGTCCCCGGCGTGGTAGTCTTCGTTGCTGATGTCGAAATAAATTCCCGGTTTCATGCCGCTTCCCTCTGCCCATCAATCCGATCCGCCAGATCCCAGCGGGCGATAATAGCCATTGCCTCGCGCCGGTAGGCATCCATAAGTTCTTCGAACTCAGGGCTGTCTTTAGCTGCCTCCAGCACTTCCTGGCGAACTCCTTTGCCTGTTACAGCGTCAAAAGTTGAGGCCAGTTGATGAAGCCGGATGCTCTCGATCAGTTCAACTTGTCGGTCATATAGCTGTTCTGACAGGCGGTAGTCCTTGTCGAATGCCAGCATGATTTTTTGAAGATTTTTCTGCTGATTAACGTTCATTATCAGCCCTCCCATATCTCGTTATCATTGGCCACATCGCGAGCTTCTTTGCTGACGAAAGCCCACTTAATGCCTTCCTGTAAGGTGCGGAACTTCCAGCTCATGAATCCGCATGCAGTAACGCAGTACCAACCGTTGATGATTTTCCACTGCATAACTTGTTACCTCGGTCTGTTACCGTTGAGGTAATAATTATGCGTATTTGGTTTGATGTCAATAGATATGAGTTAAAAAAATTACCCATTAGGTAATAGCATGGGCAATAAAAAAGCCGCCATGAGGCGGCTTACTTGCTGAAAACTATAGTTTTATTGTTTGCTTTTTTCGTTCTGGTTGATGACAAATTCAATGTAACTTTCAATCTTTGCTTTCTCGGTTTCGGGTAACAATGCGTAGCGCGAGCGGTCATAGTTGATAGTCGCAGGGTCGTGCGGGTGAATCAGTAGTTCATATCCGTGACGCCCGAATGCGGATGCAACATTCTCCAGGGTGGAAATGGAAACGCTGACCTCATTGTTTAACAGGCGGCTGATTGTCACCTGGGCGACGCCGGATGCGCGGTGAAGTTTTCCCTGCGTTGAAAGGTCGCGGCTTTCGCTCATCCAGCGTTCCAGGTTGTGAGCCGCCAGCTGACCAATGTCGCTTGGGCCGACAGGCTGAAAACCTTCATGAGAAAGCGAGCGATCGATATCAAGCCAGTTACGGGGTTTATTGGCGGCAGCTTCAATTTTTCGAGCAACCTGGTCGCCGATAACCTTCTTGCCAAGAGCCCAGCGGTTTACCAGATTTGCCTGAGTTCCAAGTTTTTCTGCCATCCGCGTCTGAACACCATTGAATTCACGGTCGATCAAGTCGTTGAGATTTTGCCTGCGGACGTCCTGGATACTTTTCATTTTCTGGAAAATCGCCTCATATATGAATCAGTAGGTGATTCAATTTAAAGCAATATTACCCAACAGGTAAATGCACCCCATAGGTAACTATCCTTGATTTTTGTTACCTTATGGGTGAATATTTATTATCTGAAATAAATATCAGGCAATAGCTATGAGCGATAACGGACATTTCGATTTCAAAAAGCACTGGCTTGCACTTACTCCGGATGAGCGTGAAGCCTTCGCACAGGAAGCCGGAACGACGAGTCACTATATCCAGACTCACTTAACAGGTAAGCGCAAAATGCCAGGTAAGGTATTGATGAATGGGCTTTTTAAAGCCTGTAAAACAAGACAATGGCTGCGCTCAAAAGCAGAACTGGCATACTTCTTCTACTCATGATATCCAGCCACAATCCTCTGTAGACCGCCACCCGGCGGTCTTTTCATATCTATTCGTACCTCAAAGGTAATGAAAAACCAAATATGGTTGATCTTTTTTTGTGTCAGCACAAAATAACCGTAATCCCAATACTAATAACAGGGCTTACCATGGAAATCATTACACGTATTGATGCCGCAAAGCGCGGACTTAAACGCTACTACACCGGAAAACCATGTAAGCACGGACATGACAGTGAACGCTGGGTTTACAACGGACACTGTGTTGAGTGCACCATGGAATCAAACCGTCGCATCAGGGCAGAGATTAAGCAGATCATGATTAATTCCTCCCCACAACACTCAAGCTGATAGCGGAGATTAATCATGAGCAGACATGCAACAGATTGGGCCTGGGAGACAGATCCAGGTAGCTCATCATTAAAGCTCATACTGCTCTCGATGGCTGACAGAGCCGATGAATATAACCTCTGCTACCCCAGCATAGAACGCCTCGTTAAAGACACTTGCCTGAATAAAAAAACCGTACAGGCCGGGCTTATATCGCTCATGAAAATGGGGCTTATTTCAGATACCGGAGAGAGAAAGGGAGCGACGAAAAGAGTGCGGGTTTTCTCTCTTAATATAACCAAAAAAGGGAACATTAAAGGCAACCTAGAAGGGTGTAATAAACCCGAAAACGGTAATGTTCCCGAAAACGGGAATATACCCAAAAACGGGATGTTGAATGATCCCAAAAACGGGATGTTGAATGATCCCAAAAACGGGATCCAGAACCAGTCATATAACCAGTCATTTAACCAAGAGAGGGAGAGCAGGACAAAAACCGGGGATTCTGTGCCTCATGACCCCGGCGCAAACAACGCCGTGATGAATAACTTTGTTCCTCCTGGTGGGCTAGGGCAATTAGGCAAATTTGTCATGCATGAACAATGGCAACCATCAGATGACTTTCTTCGGAAAAGCTCATTGCAGGGAATCTACCTGGACAGTCTGCCAACGGCACAGGAACTTGCAGAATTCAGAATTTACTGGATGGCTGAGGGTAAGGCATACCATCAGGCACAGTGGGAGCAGAAGCTGGCAAGGCGGCTGCAGATTAGCAGACAGAAGCAATCAACATTACCTGATAACAACGTTCCGCACTGGAACAGCCCTGAAGCGTGGGAGGATTTCTTGTGAACAACGTTTTTACCGCGATACAAAACCGTGACGGAGAAGCCCTTTCTCGCATGTCAGGTTATGAGCATCAGTACGTCAACAATGACAATGTGGTGAACATGTCAGCAGAGAGGCTTGTTGATGCCCTTTTCAAACAGCTGAAACAACTGTTTCCGGCGGCAGTGGTAACCAACCTGAAGACGCCAGAGCAGGAAGTCGCTGCAAAACAGCAGTGGATTGCTGCGTTTGCCGAAGGTGGGATCCGAACCCGTGAACAGGTTTCTGCTGGTATGCGCCACGCCCGCGCCAGTGAATCTCCGTTCTGGCCGTCGCCTGGGCAATTTATCAAGTGGTGCAAAGACAGCAAGATGGTTCTTGGTGTCACCATTGACGATGTGATGGCGGAGTTTCACCGGTACAGCAAGGAAAAAAGTTTATATCCTGGCGGTCCCGAAAGATTCCCGTGGCGGCATCCGGTTATGTACTGGGTCGTATGTGATACCCGCCGTGCAATGTATCAGCGCCAGCTTAGCGAGATTGAGGTTGAGAAACACGCGCGCAGGCTGCTCGATGATTGGGCGAAAAAGGTGGCTTCCGGACAGCAGATACCCGATCCAGTGATCAGCATACAGGCAAAGCCAGAACCCATGAGTACACCTCCGGACACAGGGAGAGACGTTTACCATCCACTAGGGCGAAGTTTCGGGTGCATGCCTAACGCAGCCACCCTGGGGGGAATAACACCGGCGCAGTGGCTGATGGAGGAATACAGGCGGGGAAAGGCGGCAGGATTTATCAAGTAATACCAGCGCGATAGCGCATTTTTTTACGCCTATATAATTACCTTATAGGTAATAAAATGTTCTAATATCTATTGATTTCATGTCTTATGTGGTTTTTAATTACCTAAGGGGTAAATCATGAGAAAACAGATACAGGCTCTTGGTCGACTCAAAACAGGCCAGATGAACAAAACAGAATCTGCGTATTGCCAGCACCTTGAGCAGCGTAAACGCGCAGGGGAAATAGCCTGGTATCGATTCGAGGGTATCAAGCTGCGGTTAGCTGACAACACGTTCTATACGCCAGATTTCGCTGTGATGCTCGCCACAGGAGAGATGGAACTGCACGAAGTGAAAGGTTTCTGGACCGACGACGCTAGGGTGAAAACCAAAGTCGCCGCAGATCAGTATCCGTTCCGAATTATCGGGGTAACGGTTAAACCAAAGAAAGCAGATGGTGGCTGGAATATCGAAGAGTTCTGAATCGACGATCTTTTTAGTTATCAATGTAATCAATAAGTTATGTGGATAAGCGAGGGTAAAGATGGAAAGTAATATCAAAGGGTTAGTTGCCGCCGGGCATGAGATGGCTTCGGAACTGAAAGCTGAATGTGGTGCCGTTGATATGCGCAGTGTGGCAAAGCTGATCAGCGATTTGGCAACGCAACTGGAAGTGCAACTGGTGCGTGCTAATGCGCTGGCCCCGAACAGCAGAACGTTTTCTCCAGCATCAACCCAGTCTGTCGTTTCACAGAGTTGCCGGAACTGAGCTCCATTCAGTTCCGGCACCTGACTGAAGTCGTATTCGCTTAGCGTTTTGGCAACTGGCAACCGGGCCTCCTTTTTATAACGACGCAGTTTTTCACTCTCGCGCCACAGGAGTTCTTCATTGCATAGCGTCAGAAGATAGCGCGATGGTGTCCAGCCTTCTGCCAGCGCTCGTTTTTCCAGAGCGTGCCATTCAGCTCCAACTCGTGTCAGGCGTAGTTTACGCAGGCTGCGTTCAAGGTGATGGATATTGCTCACTGCGAACCTCCCTTGCCACGCAGTAGTTGCTCATAACTGCTCAGGTTATGCTGTTTCACATTGACTACCGGCAACGCCTTTTCCTTTATACCCAGGAAGCGCATCAGCCGGTGCAGATCCACGTTTCCCGGGGTATTCAGCATCTGCTCCATACCTTTTGCCACGACTGAGATATCGTCGTATCCTGCAGCCAGTTTCAGGGCATGTACCATCAGCCTTCCTGCCATGTCGGGTTCCAGATGATTACATAAGCGACGCCACAGTCTCCGCCATTCATCGTCTGGCAGGATGTCATTTCTCAGCGTTGCATGGCAGAACGCACCGGGCTTTTTTGCCAGACTGTCGATCACATGTCGGAAGTCGATACGACGGGCCCGCGTCTTCCCTTTTTCTGGTCTGACACGAGGGCAGCTCATGACCTCGCTGCTGCCAACATAACAGCTCAGACGATCGTCCCATAACCGGACCCGTAACAGTTGACCTACAAGCCGGGAAGGTACGCTGTAGACGACGTGCTTCACATTGATGGTACTGCTGCGGCTAACCCTCACAGTCAGCTCATCATAGTCAGCACTGCGACGAAGCGGCAGCGGTTTCAGATGAAGACGTTCTTCCTTGACCAGATCCTGATTGTTACGGTTGTGCCGCATAACCTGCTGAGTGATGAAGGCCTGATATTCTTCTATGGTGCTGAAGTCGTTACTGCCCCGCAGTATCAACGCCTGACAGATACGCCTTTTCAGATGTCCGTGGGCACTTTCAACCGAGCCATTTTCGTGGCCCCGACCAGCATTATTGTGTACGCCCTGCATTCCGTAGTGCTGACAGAGAGCAGCATAACGCTCAGTCAGCTCGCGGCGTCCATCTTCGCCCTGTTGTTTCCATGCTGCCCTCAGGCTGTCCGTTTTATGTTCTACCGGCACTCCGCCCAGTTGTCCGAGGGCTTCCTGCAGACCTTCAGCCAGAGCAGAGAAGCTCTCACCACCCAGCACAACCCGCATCCAGCTCCAGTGGCTCCATTCCAGACGGAAGTGATACAACTTATGCGCCAACAACTTACCGGCGATGGTGACAACTACACCTTTCAGTTCAGTAAAGTCCGACAGACCTCGCAGACCGGGCTGATGTCGCTGGCGGAACATGACCTCCTGCTCTGCACCATACTGTAGCTTCCATTCGCGAACTCGCCGTTGCATTGTTCTTCGAAGGCTGTTGGGATACTGGCCGGGATATTTATCCTGTAGCATCTCCAGCAGAGTTGTTGGTGTCAGAGCCGGCCTCTCTTTCAACAGAGGAACAAGCATGCTGTCCCACACAGCTTCCAGAGGATCTTTGCGTGTGCGCCAGTGCCGAACACTGTTTTTTGCCCACTCTCCTTTTTCGATCCGACGACCAGAACGGACTGAGATACCAGCCTTCATGGCCGAGATATGCTGAGTTATACCTTTCTTACGCTGAGTCATATAGTAACTGACCTGAGAAGTATTGAGCGTCACGCCATTTCCTGTTGGATCATGTAAATGACACTCAGGTTACAAAACCGGCCAGAATAATCGGCGCTAGGCGGACTGAGTTATTGTCGTCTCATAATGGCCGCCTGATTATCACAAAGGGATATCCGAAGCGCGACGATTTCAGTCGCAGAATTGATGTTCCGTATGACGGATATGAAATCAAGACAATCACACATCCGCACTTCGGTGATAAACCGGTAAAGGTGTTCGCGATAAAGGTGAATATTGATGGCTAAATCAGCAGCAGAGCGCAAAGCCGCTCAGAGAGCCAGACAAGCTGAATCCGGTGTACGTAAGCTGGAGATTGTGCTTGATGCTCAGGAAATTGAAATGCTGGAGCGTAACTGTGCCACGCGTCGCCCCGGGCGTGCGCCTTACGAATTTGGTGAGTATATAGCGTTACTGATCCGCCAGGATGATGCACGCGTGCACGGGCGTATAAAATCGATCAGCAGAAAACGTTGCGGTAAGTGCGGCGAGAGAGTTCCTGTGAATTCATGCCCGTGTAATGGTGACTCGCAATGCTGGGTGACCAAAGGCTGGCATGAAACGAAATTAATAGTGTGACATGTCACGAAGGTGTTATGCCAAAAATACGCTACGACCTTGAAGATATGAGAGATAACTCAGCAAATTTTCCGAAAGAGGTTAAATTTCTCATGCATAAGTATGGTTGCGCCAGGAGGGATATAGTTATCGACAGTCAGCACCCTTGCGGCGAGGATGTAATTTTCATTCGCGGTAAATGGGAAGGGTATCTTGACGAGAGTTTTTACGATGAATTTGATGGACTTTGAATACTGCCGCCAACTATGGCGGCTTTATTTTGCATGGTACTATTACCACAACGGTAACTATTACCACGGTGGTTATGATGCCTGCTGAACCTAAAACCTATAAACGCAAATCAACGCAATTTAAGCCACTAACAGCAATGCAGGAGGCTTATTGCCAGTCATACATCAAAACGCCTGAAAACCAGACTCAGGCAGCGATTAACGCAGGATTCTCCCCAAATACAGCGGCAGTTAAAGCCAGTGTCATGATGCGCGATGAACGCATTCAAAAACGGATTGCCGAGCTGATGGAAGAGCGCAACAAACGAATGCGTGTCAGTGCTGATTACGTTCTCATGCGCCTGGTGGAGATCGACCAGATGGACGTGATTGATATCCTCAACGACGATGGGAGCCTTAAGCCAATCCGCGAGTGGCCGAAAATCTGGCGCACTACGCTTAGCGGCTTTGATCTGTCATCGACCATCATGAACATGAACGAGGATTCGATAGAGACAATCCTCAAAAAAATTAAATGGCCTGACAAGGTGAAGAATCTTGAGCTGATTGGTAAGCATGTTGATGTCAACGCGTTCAAAGAACGTCTGGATGTTAATGTGAATGTGACAATTGCTGATCGCATAGCAGCAGCCAGGAAGCGACTCAAAGAACGTCAGGATGGTAATCAGTGACAGATACAGCGTTATCTCCTGAAGAGCAGTTGATCGAGGATATTGCAGGGTTCACTCACGATCCGCTTGGCTATGCCCTCTATGCGTTCCCGTGGGGGGAAGAGGGGACTGAATTAGCACATGCCACCGGTCCACGTCAGTGGCAGGCTGATGCGTTCAGAGAGATACGTGATCACCTGCAGAATCCAGAGACGCGCTATCAGCCGCTTATGCTGGCACGCGCTTCTGGTCACGGTATTGGTAAATCCGCATTCATCTCAATGCTGATCAACTGGGGCATGTCCACTTGCGAGGATTGTAAGGTCGTGGTGACCGCCAACACCGACAACCAGCTACGAACGAAGACCTGGCCGGAAATTATCAAGTGGTCGAACCTTGCTATCACGAAAGACTGGTTTACCTGTACCGCTACCGCGATGTACAGCAATGATCCTGGGCACGACAAGCGGTGGCGAGCTGACGCAATCCCCTGGTCTGAGCACAATACTGAGGCATTCGCCGGACTACACAACGAGCGCAAACGCATCATCGTGGTATTCGATGAAGCGTCGAACATTGCGGATCTGGTGTGGGAAGTTGCTGAGGGCGCGCTTACGGACGAAGACACTGAGATTATCTGGGTGGCGTTCGGAAACCCGACACGTAACACCGGGCGTTTCCGCGAATGTTTCCGCAAATATAAACACCGCTGGAAAACTGCGCAGATTGACAGCCGGACGGTGGAAGGCACTAACAAACAGCAGTTGCAGAAATGGGTTGATGACTACGGGGAAGACAGCGATTTCGTTAAAATCCGTGTGCGCGGCATATTCCCGGATGCATCTGAATTGCAGTTTATCCCTACCGGCCTTACTGACGAGGCAATGAAACGGGTGGTAACCGCTGCGCAGGTTGCACATGCTCCGGTGATAATCGGCGTTGACCCGGCATACTCCGGCGTTGATGACGCTGTGATATACCTGCGGCAGGGTCTGCACAGTAAGGTGCTGTGGACTGGCAACAAGACCACTGACGATCTGATTATGGCGAAGCGTATCGCTGACTTTGAAGACCAGTACCAGGCTGACGCAGTGTTCATCGACTTCGGTTACGGAACTGGTCTGAAGTCAATCGGTGACGGGTGGGGTCGTACATGGCAACTTGTTCCGTTCGGTGGCGCGTCTACTGACCCTCAGATGCTCAACAAGCGTGGGGAGATGTTCAATGCATGCAAGATATGGCTGAGGCTCGGCGGGATGCTGGATGACCAGGAAACAGCGGACGACCTGTCGGCGGCAGAGTACAAAGTTCGAGTGGACGGTAAAATCGTTATCGAACCGAAGGAAGATATCAAGGAGCGGCTTGGGCGTTCGCCGGGTAAAGGCGATGCGCTACTGCTGACGTTTGCGTTCCCTGTGTCGAAGCGCCTGCGAATTCCCGGGCAGCAGAACCAGCAAGGCAAGGCCATCACTGATTACGATCCCTATGCTTAATCCGCTGGAGGGGATAATGCTGCTGATATCCTCTGGTGAGGATAAAACAAAGCCAGCTCATCGGCTGGCTGTTTGTGACATGTCACGGTGTTATTGCTCGCTTAGCTTCTGCTTCAGCAAGTAACCTTCGAGCATCCAGATTTTGTTTACAGCATTCTGCCGGGCAATCTTCCGACCAATTTCTGCATCAAAATTTTCCGGACTTGCACAGGCGCTCTCTCCGGTGACGGTGAAGCCATTCTTCAGCACCAGTACGCAGAAAGTAAGGAGGTCTGTAGATTTATGCGCTGTCCACGCAGCGCCAACGCCCATATTGGCGGCACGAATACCGTCATAAGCAGTAAAGAAATGCTCTTCAAGAATGATGCTTTCGATATATTGGGGCGTAACTCGCGGTGCCGTTTTGCCTTTCTCAACGATTTCTTTTTCGATTTGCTGGTCGTTCATAATCTCACCTTAAAAAAATGCCCGGCGAACCGGGCGAACTGGAAGCAATGAGTTATGCCTTCCGTGGCTGTACTGGTTTACAGCATGAAGTCATCGCAATGGCGTCCTGCTGTAAAAAGGGCGGTGATAGTCCTTCAAGGGAAACCATCACCGCCAAGCCCCTGGAACTTCTGGCATCACGGTCCTTAGGCGTGATTCTGGCGTGGCATGCAGGATTCGAACCTGCGACCAACCGCTTAGAAGGCGGTTGCTCTGTCCAGCTGAGCTAATGCCACAACGCTGAGAGCACTTAGCCTGTTAAGGCGCCACACTTTGTCGCGGCTCCATAAATGCTCTCATCGTTGTACCCTCGTCTCTTCCGAGGTGTCACACCGAATCGCCGGGATGGTGAATCCCCGTGCGCGGAATAAAACCGCTCGACTTGCACATTCCGGCTACCTGGTTCGTTTGCCCGAGCAAGGGAGGGTGCCCCTTAAACGTATCCAGACCGCTATCGGCGCATGTGCCATACGCCGTACTGCTCAAAATAAAAGCTCACTCCACCTGTTCAATTTAACGACAAGCCAGTCAGGTTAGTAAACGGAATGAACTCTTTTGTTACCCTAAAGGTAATAATTTGTGCGTTAAATGTCAACTATCTACGACAAATAAATCATATGTGGTTAAATTGGTAATAATTTAATTGCGTACGGAGTCATTGATATGTGCATGGGTAGCTCACCATCAGTGCCTGCAACACCAGAAGTTCAGGCAGCACCACAGGAGCAGGATGCCGCCGTTGTTGATGCCCGCGACGAAGAAACACGTCGCCGTCGCGCTGCTGCTGGTCGTAGTTCTACGCTGCTTACCGGTTCTCAGGGCGACACATCAACCGCTAATACCAGCGGTAAAACGCTACTTGGTCAGTAACCGGAGTCATTGAAATGGCGGAAACAACTAAAGAGCGATTGAACAAACAGTTCGCACAACTTGAAAGCGAGCGTCAGTCGTTCGAGCCGCACTGGCGCGAGTTGAGTGATTACATCAACCCGCGTGGTTCCCGCTTTCTGACTTCTGAGGTCAACCGTAACGATCGACGCAATACACGCATTATTGATTCGACCGGGACTATGGCGGCGCGCACTCTCGCTAGTGGCATGATGTCAGGCATCACAAGCCCCGCGCGTCCGTGGTTTCGCCTGGCTACGCCAGATCCTGAAATGATGGATTATGGCCCTGTTAAGTTGTGGCTTGAGGCGGTGCAGAACCGCATGAACGATATGTTCAATAAGTCGAATCTCTATCAGTCGCTGCCGCAGTTATACGGAAGCCTCGGCACATACAGCACTGGTGCAATGGCAGTGCTGGAGGATGACGAGGACATCATTCGCACAATGCCATTCCCGATAGGCAGTTACTACCTGGCTAACTCACCTCGTGGCAGTGTGGACACCTGTTTTCGCAAGTTCTCTATGACTGTTCGTCAGCTTGTTCAGGAGTTCGGGCTAAATAACGTCAGCGAATCCGTAAAAAGCATGTGGGAAAGCGGCACCTACGAGAAGTGGATTGAAGTGATGCATTCGGTTTACCCGAACATTGACCGCGATACATCGAAGCTGGATAGCAAGAACAAGCCATTCAAATCGGTTTATTACGAGGTTGGTGGCGATAACGACAAGTTGTTGCGTGAGTCCGGATTCGATGAGTTTCCAATTATGGCTCCGCGCTGGGAAGTTAACGGCGAAGATGTTTATGGATCATCATGCCCGGGTATGCTGGCGCTTGGACCTGTTAAGGCATTGCAGCTTCTCCAGAAGCGCAAGTCGCAGTTGATTGATAAAGCCACCAATCCGCCGATGGTTGCTCCGACTTCCCTCAAGAATCAGCGCGCCTCCCTTCTTCCTGGCGACATCACGTATATCGATCAGATTACTGGTCAGGATGGCTTCAGGCCTGCTTATCTGGTTAACCCCAGTACAGCAGATTTGGTGGCAGACATTCAGGACACTCGTCAAATCATTAACAGCGCCTACTTTGTCGATCTGTTCATGATGTTGCAGAACATCAATACCCGCTCGATGCCTGTTGAAGCGGTGATCGAAATGAAAGAAGAAAAACTTCTGATGTTGGGGCCGGTTCTGGAGCGTCTGAACGACGAATGTCTTAATCCTCTTATTGACCGCGCTTTCTCGATGATGGTGCGTAAAAACATGCTGCCCCCACCGCCTGACGCGATGGAAGGCATGCCCCTGAAGGTCGAATACATTTCCGTCATGGCTCAGGCGCAGAAGTCTATCGGCCTGTCCAGTCTGGCGTCCACGGTTAACTTCATTGGTCAACTTGCGCAAGCGAAACCAGAAGCTCTCGACAAACTCAACGTTGATCAGGCGATTGATGCATTCGCTGATATGTCCGGAGTGTCTCCAACCGTCATTGTTCCGCAGGAACAGGTTGAGCAGGCTCGCCAGCAACGGGCACAGCAACAACAGCAGCAACAAATGATGGCGATGGGGATGGCGGCGGCACAGGGCGCCAAGACGCTAAGCGAAGCTAAAACTTCGGATCCGAGTGTTTTGTCAGCTATGGCAAATGCAGTTAGTAGTCAGGGTGGGCAATCACAATGACAGATTACGAAGACGATCAACTGAAAGAAGAAAACGCCCGTAAGCAACGTGACATGGCGCAGCGTGAAATTGATGACATTCGCTTTGTCATGAGCAGTGAACAGGGGCGTCGCGTTGTCTGGTCGGTGCTGGAGAAAGGCCGTGTGTTTTCCGCTATCTCACCGATGGACGCTATGGCAATGGCATTTAATGAGGGGCAACGCAATCTGGCGCTGGAACTGTTTCAGCGCGTTATGGCGCATTGCCCTGAACAGTATTTGAAGATGGCCAAAGAGGCCAGTGAACAGGAGTGATCATGAATTTATTTGAGCGTTTGCTGTATCGCCGTCTTTGCAATGAGCAATCCACTGAAGGTGGCCAGGCAGATACAGCTTCAACGGGAGCAACTGAAACCACTCAGGGCTCGGGTGAAATGCAGGAGCAAACCCAGTCGCAGGATAACTCCCAGGGGACTGACTCTGAGAAAGGTTCTGAAGCTCAGAAAACTGAGGAAGAGCTTGCTGCTGAAAAAGCCAATACCGAAGAAGCAGAAAAGGATAAGAAGCCAGAGGGTGCGCCGGAGAAGTACGAATTTCATGCTGCCGAAGGCGTAGAGCTGGATACAGAAGCGTTGAAGGAATTCGAGCCGGTGGCGCGTGAACTAAACCTGACCAACGAGCAAGCGCAAAAGCTGGTTGATGCTTATCCGAAGATTCTGGCAGGTGTGCAGCAGCGCCAGGCAGAAGCCTGGCAGAAAACAACCGAGCAGTGGGCTGCGGATGTAAAAGCTGACAAAGAAATCGGTGGCGACAAGTTGATTTCTAACCTTAGCGCCGCACAGCGTGCGCTTGACCAGTTCGGGACACCTGAACTCAAAGAATATCTGAACACCACCGGGCTGGGTAATCACCCTGATCTGGTCAAAACGTTCGTGAAAATCGGAAAGGCGATGTCTGAAGATGGCATGGTCACCGGTGGTAATGAAGGCCAGCGTAGTGCGGCCGAAGTGCTCTATGGCAAATAAGAGAGGAAATGACAATGGCTGTTAAAGGCTTAACTGCGCTAACGATGGCTGACTGGGGTAAGCGCGTCGATCAAAACGGGAAAGTCGATAAGATTATCGAGCTTCTCGGTCAAACTAACCCGATCCTTCAGGATATGCCTTTTGTCGAAGGGAACCTTCCTACCGGACACCGAACCACCATTCGTTCTGGTTTACCTTCAGCTACCTGGCGTTTGCTGAACTATGGCGTACAGCCAAGCAAATCAACCACAGTGCAGGTGACTGATTCCGTTGGCATGTTGGAAACCTATGCTGAAGTCGATAAGTCACTTGCTGATCTGAACGGTAATACCGCCGAATTCCGCCTGTCTGAAGACCGTGCATTTATTGAAGCGATGAATCAGCAGATGGCGCAGACACTGTTTTATGGTGATTCCAGCGTTAACCCTCAGCAGTTTATGGGACTGTCCTCCCGCTATTCCAGCCTGTCTGCGGGTAATGCTCAGAACATCATTGATGCTGGTGGCACGGGTACAGATAACACCTCAATCTGGTTAGTGGTGTGGGGCGAAAACACCGTGCATGGCATCTTCCCGAAAGGGCAGAAGGCTGGCATCCAGATGGAAGATAAAGGCCAGGTGACACTGGAAGATGTTAATGGCGGCAAGTACGAAGGCTATCGCACCCATTATAAATGGGATAACGGACTTGCTCTGCGTGACTGGCGTTATGTTGTTCGCATTGCAAACATCGATGTCAGCAATCTTTCAGAACCTTCCTCTGCCGCAAATATTGCGAAGTTGATGGTTAAAGCACTGCATCGCATTCCAAACCGTGGCATGGGCCGCCCGGTGTTCTACATGAACCGCACTGTAGGCCAGGCTCTTGATCTGCAATCTCTGGAGAAAACATCTCTGGCTATCAGCGTAAAAGAGACTGAAGGCGAGTGGTGGACTTCATTCCGTGGTGTACCAATCCGTGAAACTGATGCGCTTCTGGAAACAGAAGCCCGCGTGGTGTAACGCCTGTTATTAACCTGTGGGTCGTAACAGACCCACTAATGGAGAAAGAAGATGATCACCGACAAACTGTTGATGTTCTCCGAAGCTCAGGCGGTTACGAATACCGCGGCTTCTACTGACGTAATCGATCTCGGTCCAATTGACGGAAAACGTCGTGATATCGGCGTGGGTTACCCGCTTGAGTTTTGGGTGCTGGTTAACACAGCCGCCGCGGCAAGCGGTGATGCAACTGTAAACATCCAGTTGCAGACGAGTGAGAATAACAGCTCATGGGCCACTATTTATGATAGTGGCGCACTGGCAAAGACCGCCCTGACAGCAGGTAAACGAGTTGTTTCTGCAAAGGTGCCTGCCGGTGTTCAGCGATATCTGCGTGTTAACTACTCCGTCGCAACTGGCCCACTAACGGCTGGCGAATTCACTGCTGGTATCAGTCTTGATGTTGATGCCAATACGCCGTATCCGATCCGCTCAAAAGTAACTGGTTAAGGTGATATCGATGTCAGGTGAGAAACCAAGATACCGCGTTCTGCGCCTCTCTCATATCCATAACACTCTGTGGCCGGAGGGGGCAGAAATCGAATACGAAGGTGAGCCTGGTAGCGCACTGGAACCTGTTAACGATGCAGCCAGACAGGCAAAAGCAAAAGTTGCAGGAAAGGTGTCAATGGCAGCAATCAGCACCAAAATCATCAACGATGTGTCAGATGATGGTGAACTGGATAAGCTCCGTGAAGAGTACGAATTGCTCTTTAACGAGAAGCCACACCATAACGCCAAAGCCGAAACGCTCCGCGAGAAGATCGCAGATAAGCGTAAAGAACTGGGCGTGTAAGCCTCGCGGATCAGACAAGGGGCTTCGGCCCCTTTATTGCAGGAGTGTATATGGAACTCGTAAACCTCAAAACCGGCACTGACAGCTACCAGGATGAGAGCGGAGAAACCAGAACTCGCGATGAATACCCGTGGGGGCTGTGCATCACTCTTAATAACGACACATTGAATAAGCTGAAGGCGCAACCTCAGGGCGTCGGAACAGAAGTGATGATAACTGCAAAGGCTGTTATTCGAGGCCTGTCTGCCAGAGAAACTGACGATGGTGTTAATCGCAGCGCCGATCTGCAGATCACTGATATGGCGATCGCTCCTGTTTCCGGGGATGTAGAAAAATCAGCGGCTGAAACCCTGTACGGCAATGGGGGTGAGTAATGGCCTCTGTAGTAGAGATCTGCAATCGTGCGCTGTCCAATATTGGCAATAGCCGCAGCATTAACAGCCTGACGGAAGCCAGCAAGGAAGCGGGGGAATGTTCGCTGCACTTTGAGGCCTGCCGTGATGCTGTGCTTTCTGATTTTGACTGGAACTTTGCTACCAAACGCGTGGCGCTTGCAGATACGAGCAATCCACCGCCTGACTGGGAATATGCGTATCAGTACCCGTCAGATTGTCTGCGCATTACTGAAATTATGCTTCCTGGTGTACGCAATCCAACAGCAGCAATGCGCGTTCAGTACGAAGTAGGTGTAGACACCAACGGAACAGGAAAGTTGATCTACACAGACCAGCCTCAGGCATGGCTCAAGTATGTCTCTCGCGTTACAGATGTGAACATGTTTGATGCCATTTTTATGGAGGCGTTGGCCTGGCGTCTTGCGGCAGCTATTAACATGGCGCTGACTGGGAATGCAGACCTCGGTACGTTTGCCCTCAATATGTACAATCGCGTGATTCTTAGTGCTGGCTCGCATAGCCAGAATGAATCACAGGAACCACAGCCACCGGTTGACGAGTTTACCATTGCGAGGTTGTCCTGATGGCTATCAGTTGGATACAGCCCAGCTTTGCCGGTGGTGAGATTGGACCGTCGTTGTACGGTCGTATCGACATGGCGAAGTACCAGGTGGCATTGCGCAAGTGCGATAACTTTATCGTGCGGCAGTATGGCGGCGTTGAGAATCGACCTGGTACGCGTTTTGTCGGTGCCGCCAAATACCCAAATCGGAAATGCCGCCTGATCCCGTTCCAGTTCTCGACGGTTCAGACCTATGCTCTGGAGTTCGGACACCAGTACATGCGCGTTATCAAAGATGGTGCGTTGGTGCTGAACAGCAGCAATGTTATTTATGAAATTGCCACGCCATATACTGAAGCCGATCTGTTCCGAATTAAATTCACGCAAAGCGCCGACGTGCTTACGCTGGTTCACCCGGCATACCCGCCGAAAGAGTTGCGCCGATATGCTCATGACAACTGGCAACTGGTTGATGTGGTAACGAAGAACGGGCCATTTGAAGATATCAATATTGATGAGTCAGTGACGGTTTATGCCAGCGCCAGCACCGGGACAATTACGTTAACGGCAAGCGCCTCTATTTTTGGCGCGGAGCAGGTAGGCAAATTGTTCTATCTGGAACAGCCTGCAGTGGATTCAGTGCCGGTATGGGAAACCAGTAAGAGTACGTCGATTGGCGATATTCGCCGTGCAGACAGTAACTACTATCGCGCCGTTACAGCAGGCAAAACAGGTACTTTGCGCCCTTCGCATACAGAAGGCACATCATGGGATGGCTGGGGCGGATCCGGTGATGATGATACTGGCATTGAGTGGGAATATCTGCACAGTGGTTTTGGCATTGCCCGTATCACTGCTGCAAATGGCACTACTGCAACTGCTGAGGTGATTTCCTATATCCCTTCGCAGGTCGTTGGCGAGGATAATGCCAGCTATAAATGGGCTAAATATGCCTGGAACAGTGTTAATGGTTATCCTGGCACTGTTGTTTATTATCAACAACGTCTTTACTTCGCCGCATCGACAGCGTTCCCTCAGACTATCTGGGCCAGCCGTACTGGGGATTATAAGGATTTTGGCAAAAGCAATCCTACGCAGGATGACGACAGAATTATCTACACCTATGCCGGGCGTCAGGTTAATGAGATCCGCCACCTGATTGATGTCGGTTCGCTGGTGGCACTGACTTCCGGAGGTGAGTACGTCATCACCGGTGACCAGAACAAAGTGTTAACCCCATCATCATTTGCATTCAGCTCTCAGGGATCAAATGGCTCAAGCAACGTCCCACCAATTGCTGTGGCGAATATTGCTCTGTTCGTCCAGGAGAAAGGCAGTGTTGTCCGTGATCTGGCCTACTCATTCGATGTTGATGGCTATCAGGGGAACGACCTGACCATCCTTGCCAATCATCTTTTTCAGAAGCACAGCATTGTTGACTGGTGCTTCTCGATTGTCCCTTACTCCAGCGCCTTCTGCATTCGTGATGACGGTAAATTACTGGTGATGACCTATTTGCGTGATCAACAGGTTTTTGCATGGGCACCACAGTCCAGTACCGGAAAATATGAAAGCACGTGCAGTATCAGCGAAGGCAATGAAGATGCGGTGTATTTCGTCGTTAACCGAACCGTTAACGGGCAAACAGTGAGATACATCGAGCGGCTGTCCAGCCGTTTATTTACCAGCGATGAAGACGCTTTCTTTGTTGATTCTGGCCTTAGCTATGATGGAAGAAATACGTCTGACAGAACGATGACCATCACTGGTGGTTCTGGTGAATGGGATTACCGCGCGGAATATACAATCAGTGTTTCTGGTGGTGCGTACTTCACCAGTAGTGATGTCGGTGCGCAACTACAGTTCCCTTATACCGGAACTGATCCTGATACTGGCGATGAAGTGTCAAAAGAATTACGTTGCGACATTATTTCTGTAACCAGCAATACCGCTGTAGTGGTTCGTGCTAACAGGAACGTCCCGCCATCACTCAGGAATGTGGCCACCACGAACTGGCAGATGGCGCGCCGGACATTTGGAGGCCTGTCTCATCTTGAAGGCCAGACCGTAAACATTCTCTCTGATGCGAACGTGGAACCACAGAAAGTGGTTTCCGGAGGTGCCGTTACACTGGAATCTCCGGGGGCTGTAGTGCACATCGGCCTGCCAATAACTGCTGAATTCGAAACACTGGATATCAACATTAACGGACAGGAAACGCTGCTGGACAAAAAACAGGTGATCCCCTCCGTTACTCTGGTTGTGAATGCTAGTCGCGGCATCTGGGCGACTACGCTAGGCGGTAAATGGTACGAATATCCACAGCGTGAATTCGAGTTCTACGATGATCCTGTTGATGACGCTACCGGAAAAGTAGAAGTGAAACTGGACAGTAACTGGGGCAAAAATGGACGTGTAAAAATCCGTCAGCTTGATCCGTTGCCGCTGTCTGTTCTTGCCGTTATTCCTCGCCTTACTGTTGGGGGATTCTGATGATCGATGTTCGAATTATTCCCGCAACCGAAGAGCATCTTCAGATGATTTTGCCGGATGTTCGTCAGGCTGATATTGACGAACTGTATGCGGTATCACTGATGACTACCGAAGATGCGCTGCGTGTTGGTCTGCGTACTGCGACTATGGCCTGGTCAGGATTTGCGAACGGAGAACTGGTAACCATGTTTGGCGTATCTCCGGCGTCAATGATCGGTGGCAATGGTACGCCCTGGCTGGTCGGAACCAGCCGTATTGAAAAATATCAGAAGACATTTCTGCGCCACTGCCGCCCTGTATTGCAGCAGATGCTGGCAGTTTATCCGCGCCTGGAAAACTACGTCGACGAGCGAAACCATGTTGCCAAAGCATGGCTGCACTGGCTTGGATTCAGGCTTGAAGAAGCCGCGCCTTATGGTGCTCTTGGTCTTAATTTCCACAGATTTCACATGGAGAGAAAATAATGTGTAACCCAGCCATCGCTTTGGTTGCCGTCACAGTGGCATCCACAGCCGCGTCAATGTACAGCCAGAGCAAGCAGGCAAAATACCAGTCAGCCATAGCTGATCGGAATGCTGAAATTGCTGAAGCTCAGGCACAGGATTCAATCAATCGTGGGAATATTGAAGCGGATCAGCGTCGTCGTGAAATGCGTCAACGCTCAGGCACTGCGGCGGCCACTATGGGGGCTACCGGTGCGGAATTAAGTAGCGGAACAGCTCTTGACGTTTTTGCGGATAATGCTCAGTTCGGCACTCTTGATGCGTTAACGACAGTGAATAACGCTCAGCGTGAGGCATATGGGTATCAGGTTCAGGGAATGAATGCTCGGGCACAGGGGGCTGCTGCTCAGTCGGCTGCTAAATCATCGATGACCAGCACTTTGTTAACGGCACCACTAAAAGCATACGGTGCATACCAGATGGGCGGAGGAACGTGGAGCCCGTTCTCTCAGAAGGCTGCGCCGATTTCTGCTGCTGTTGGCACTCCAACCGGTCGATAAGGGGATAATAAGATGCCAGTTGTACCAACAACATCGGGCCGTCAGGTTCAAAGCAGAGGGATTTCGACGCAGGGATTCTCATCGTTTCAGACACCAAATGTCGGTGATGTACTTGGCGATGTTGCAGAGCAATATGCAGGTATTATTGCGCAGGCAAAACAGCGTGCGAATGTTGCTATGGCTCAGGATGCTTCTCTTAGCTTAAGCCAGATAAGCAGCGATCTGCTGAATAACCCTGAAACAGGTTTGCTTAACCTGAAAGGGAAAAATGCTATTGGAAAAGGTCAGGAGTATACGCAGCAGTTTGATGCCCAGATCGAGCAACTGGCTATGTCGCTGCCGGATGAACAGGCCCGTAATGCTTTCATGCAGCAGGCACAGCAGCAGCGCATTCAGTTCACTACGCAGGCCGGGCGGCACGAGATAGGGCAAATTAATGCCTACGAAGAAGGTCAGTTTCAGGCGACGCTGCTGAATAATGGTAAAAATGCCGCAGCATTGTATGGCGACAATGCCGCATACGTATTGGCTAATAAGCAAACTTTCCAGCAAATTGAGGATTACGGCATTGCGCATGGCTGGAGCGACGAGCAAATCCAGGCCAAGAAAATCGAGTTTAAAGAGAAGGTTGCTGATGCCGCATTGTCCCAGTGGTCGGCAAACAATGCGACCGCATTCATCCAAAGTAATGGCGAGTTAAGTGATACTGCTGCTGGAGCTCGCCGTGCTGTAGCAGATAGTGACTCTTCCGAGCGTGCCCGTGGCATACGCAACAATAACCCAGGAAATCTCGAATACAGCAAAACTAATCCGTGGGTAGGCCAGACCGGTGATGATGGTCGATTTGCTAAATTCGAAACACCTGAACACGGGATTCGTGCATTAGGGCGAAACCTGATGTCGTATCAGAGGCAGGGTATTGATACCGTCAGCGAGATAATTAATCGCTGGGCACCGCCTACTGATAAAAATGATACTATGTCGTATATCAAAGCAGTGTGCGAACAACTTGGCGTTTCTGCTGATGATCCTCTCGATGCATCTAATCCTGATACCCTGAAGGCGCTTTGTGCAGCCATTATCCATCATGAGAACGGTAACCAGCCATACAGTGATCAGCAGTTAACTGCTGGTGTCAGTGCAGCACTTGGTTTATCAACAATTCCAACCAACACCAAACGCTATACCGGTAATGCAGCATTCGATGCGGCATCTCCTGAGGCGCAGGCAAGTTTTATGCGACAGGCGGATCAACTGCGTCGGCAGCAGCAGGCTGAATATAAAACGATGATTGACAGCCAGGTTCGCGATGCGACGGCTGCGTATATGCGTGGCGTTGAATTCCCTAACCCACCTGGTGAGGATGATTTTATTGCAGCTTATGGCGTCAGAGAAGGAAACCTGCGATATACCGAGTTCAGAAATACACAGATCGCCGGACAGTATATAGGCTCTTTCCGCAACATGCCGACAAGCAGCATTACAGCATATGTTGAGCAATTACGCCCGGATACTGGTGAGACAGGGGAGGGGTATGCGGCACGCGCAGCTCTTTATGACAACGTTGTTTCGGCTGCAAATCAGGTGATAAAGCAGCGGCAGTCGGATCCTGTGCAGTTCTCTCTTGCCTCCGGACAGGCAAAGCCTATCGACATGAGCAATAAGGATAACTTTGGACAGAGCGTTGCCTTGCGTGCCGCTCAGGTCAGTGATCTTGCTAAGTCATATGGCACTCCACTGACGTTCTTTTCCAAAGACGAGGCCAATCAGATCGGTGTTTTCTTTCGTGATGCTCCAGTTTCCCAACAGGCAGCATATCTCGATACCATCAGGCAGAGCACTGGTGGTGGGCAGGTGTATATGTCAGCACTACAGCAGATCAGTGCCAACGCTCCATCTGCTGCCGTTGCCGGGATACTGATGGATAAGCCTGGTGGTATTTTGGCAGAAAAAAACTGGTTTAATCCGGATGTTTCCGTGTCTCCTGAAACCGCTGCGCAGACAATTCTTGCTGGCGCGGCGGCTCGTAAAGGTACTGATGATGCGAAAGGTATTCCGATGCCTAAAGATGCTGATCTTCGCCTTGAGTTTTCTGACATGGTGAAGGATGCATTTGCTGGTGACGCTCAGGGGGCATCAATGGCATACGAGATCGCAAAGGATTATTACGCTGGTGTGATGGCGAAAAAAGGCGTGGTATCAGGCGAAATTGACAATGATGTCTGGAAACAGGCTGTTAACGTAGCTACAGGTGGCGTGCATGACTATAACGGAATGGGGAATGTCCTTTTGCCGTGGGGAATGTCTGCAGAGCAATTCGATAAGCAGATTAATCAGGCTTGGAATGAACAAGTAGTCGGCTCCGGGATAAAAACACCGCCTGGTCAGTATGGTTTGCAAAGTTACGGCGATAGTCAGTACCTGGTGAAACTTGGTACTGGTTATCTGCTGAAAGATGATGGTTCTCCCGTTGTTCTTAATCTGACACAGAAACGTCAGAGATTCTCCGGAGATATTCCGCAATGAGTTACTTTGGCCTTAATCCAGTAAACCAGAATCAGCAGCTTGACGAAGCAGCATCAAATCCAGCTGGCTTTAACAGCGATGTTGGTTTTTTCGACAATGCTGTAGGCGCGGCATTGTCTGGTTTGTACTCCGGGCTGGTGGCAAAGCCAGATCAGTTGCTATGGGCAGGGATGGATAAAATCGTATCCCCGATTGCTCAGTTTGTTAACGAAAACACCTCGCTCAATGACACTTCAGTTTCATACATTGCTGAGCAGAGAAAACTAGCAGAGCAGCAGGTTAAGCGGCTGACGCCTGATGCCGCGACAACCGGAAGCGCCGGGCAGGTCCTTTATGGGTTGTTCGATATGGGCGGGCAGGCTGTTGTCGGTACAACGCTCGGTGGTCCGGTCGGAGGTGCTGCGGCAGTAACTTCTCTACAGGGTTTTTCTGAGTTTGAACGGCTGACAGCACAGGGTGTTGATTTCAGGACGGCGCAGGAAGCGGGATTAGTGCAGGGTATTACTGCTGGTGCCGGAACACTGATCCCAATGAGCCTCGGGTTACGTGCTGGCGGTGCGCTGGCGGAAGGTGTGGCGGCTCAGCTTGCGCGGACGGGTGAAAGTTCAGTGCGACGCGCCGCAGCAACAGCAGTACGTGCAACGCCAGATATTGCCTATGCCGCAGGTACAAATATTGCGTTCGGTATGGCACAGCGTGTGCTTACTGCAAAAACGCTTCGTGATGGTGGCTATAGCGAAATGGCTAACCAGTATGATGTGTTGGATCGACAGGCAATTGCTATTGATGCTGTTCTTGGGGTGGCGTTTGGTGGTGTCGGCAGATTTATTAACTCTCGCGGCGAGCCTACAAGCGCACCAAATTTTTCACCAGTTGATATCGATGCTGCACTGGCGGCGAATGCCGCTCATCATGCTGAAATTGATATTGCTCCCGGCGTTCCGATCAACGTGCTTTCGCGTAATTCGCACATTCAGGCTCTGCGAAAAGCCATGTCTGATGTTAGCCAGGGGAGACCTGTAGACGTTGCGAGCATTGTTGAGTCTGCATCTTTCAGTGAAATTCCTGGGCGCAAGAGTCTGCTGTCTCAGGCAGTTAATGAGGCTCTGTCATCTGTAGATGATGGAGTAACGGCGCGCGCTATAGAAAATCGGTTGCTTGAAGAACAGGCCGCGCAGCTTTTGCCGCGTGGAGATAGACAGGTTTACCAGTCTGAAATCGCTAATAGCCAACGAATTATTGAAAATCTCACTGAACAGCGTGCACAAATTCTTGCAGAAGAGCCAACCGGTAGCGGTAAAGCTTTGTCTCGTGCTCGATCAGATAAACAGGCCAGACTTCGCGATATTGATCAACGAATCCGGCAGGCACAAGAACGCCTGGAATTTTCCCGTAACGCGTTGGCACCGCACGAGCCTGGCGGTCAGTTTTTTGAAGCTCGAGCAGAACTGGCTCGGAGACAGCAGGCAGAAAGTGAACTTAATGCTCAGGCTGTTTCATTCTATAAAACAGCAGAGGTCAGGACGCCAGACGAAGTAGCTCCTTTTGAGCCTGATAAAATATTGCAACAGGCAGAACAAAAAATGATGTCAGATCAGGCAGGAGATATTGATCTGCGCATAGCTGAAGACTCGCTGCTTGAATCACCTGACATGATAATCACCGTGCTGGATGATGATGGTAATCCACAATCGCGCAGTGCGCGTGAAGTACTGGATGAAGCGAACAGGGAAAGTGAGCAGGCAATACAGGATTCCAGCCTGTTTGATGTCGCTGTGGCGTGTTTCTTGAGAGGTTAAATTAAATGAGACAGGAATGTATACAAGCGGTCCAGCAGGCGGCGCAGCGCACGTTAACGGCGCGAGAAATACAGAACATTGAAGACCGCATTTATCGAAATATGCGCTCCATTGCTCGTGATGACCCGATGTCGTGGCGACAACTTTCCGAATCAGAGCGGCTATATCGAGCAGCACAATTGGCATCTGAAGAATTACAGCGAGAAGCGGCATTAAATAAACGTCGTGTGGCCCTCACTATAGCCGCACGTCAGAGATTGGATAAATTTATCAATAGCTATCAAGGGGCTGATGGGAAACTCGGTGCTCTTAACCGTACTATTGCTTTTAATGCAGACGGTAAATCGAATTTCCTCTCTGTTGAATCCAGAACAAAAGCCACCCGTGATTATGCATTGAGTCAATTGCAGGGGGCATTCGAAGCAGTTGATCCTCGCTTTTTTGGTCTGTTTGAAGATGAAGCGGGCGTACGTGACCTGGTATATGAAATGCGGGGGCAAAATACTGGCAATGCTAAAGCAAGAAAAGGTGCTAAGGCGTGGAGAGAAGTGACAGAGCTACTGCGCCGCCGGTTTAATGATGCTGGTGGGGACATTGGCTATCTCGAAAACTGGGGGATCCCTCAACATCATTCTATGGAAAAGGTTGGGGCGGTATCAAAGGATAAGTGGGTTAGCGATGTTATAGGTAAGCTGGATCGCAAATATTATACCCGAGCCGATGGACAACTGATGAACGATGCTGAGTTGTCTGCATTTCTTGGAGAGGCTTATAACACGATCGCTACTGGTGGGCTGAATAAGCTTACTGATACCGGAATGCGAATTTCCGGCGCACGTGCTAACCGTGGTAATGCATCACGACAGATACATTTCAAAGATGCAGATTCCTATCTGCAATATCAGCAACTTTATGGCGATCGCTCTCTATGGGAAATCATGGTCGGTCACCTGGAAGGTATCAGTAAAGATATTGCACTGGTGGAAACATATGGCCCAAACCCCGATCATGTTTTCCGCTCTCTTCTTGATCAGGTGAAGGCAGAAACGGCAACAGCTAACCCGAGTAAAACCGGTAAAGTCGAGCGGCTGGCGAACAACACAGAGAATCTGTACAACTTTATTTCCGGAAAGACACAGCCTGTAGCGAATCCGCACATCGCGCGATGGTCTGACAATATCCGCAACTGGCTGGTTGCCAGCAGACTCGGATCCGCGTTGCTGTCATCGTTCTCTGATCTTGGAACCATGTATCTGTCGGCGAAGGTTACCAACCTTCCAATGAACCAGTTATTCCGCAACCAGCTTGAAGCTATGGACCCAACGAACCGTACAGAACTTGTGCGGGCGCGCCGCGCTGGTCTGGCGATGGAATCTCTACTTGGCAGCGTTAACCGCTGGGCGATGGATAATATGGGGCCGTCAGTGTCTCGTTGGGCGGCAACGGCCGTAATGCGTGCCAGTGGGCTTACAGCATGGTCAGATGCGCACAAGCGCGCCTATGGCGTAACCATGATGGGAAGCCTGGGAGAAGTAGTGTCACGGACGCCAGACCTTCGTAGCCTCGATGACTCTGATTTTCGTATCCTGAAAAGCAAAGGGATTACTGACACAGACTGGAGCGTATGGAAGCTGGCGCAACAGGAGGACTGGGGGAACGGTAATAATACGATGCTGACACCGGAAAGCATTATGCGTATCCCTGATTCAGCAGTTAAACATCTTGGTGAGCCTGAACGCGTGAAATTTGAGGCAATGCGTAAACTGCTCGGTGCCGTAACTGAAGAAGTTGATATGGCTGTTATTACACCGGGAGCACGTGAGCAACTGATAACCGGTTCTGGTATTCAGCGTGGAACATGGAAAGGTGAATTAACGAGAAGTGTTTTCCTGTTTAAATCGTTCCCTATCTCGGTAGTTATGCGTCACTGGCATAGAGCTATGGGGATGCCGTCTGCTGGTGGGCGTGCAGCATATATAGCAACGTTTTTAGCAAGCACAACCATGCTTGGTGCTCTTTCCATGCAGATTACTGATCTTATTAATGGGAGAAATCCAAAAGAAATGACCGGTGACAACATGGTTAAATTCTGGATAAATGCATTTTTAAAAGGTGGTGGGGCAGGGTTGTACGGTGATTTTCTTTTCTCTGACCACACCAGGTACGGGAGCGGCGCACTAGCGTCGATGCTTGGCCCGGTAGTTGGTCTGGTTGATGACGTAGTGAAGATTGCTCAGGGCATACCGTTAAATGCTGTGGAAGGGAAGAATGAGCAGACTGGTGGTGATCTGGTTAAGCTGGGGAAAGGTTTGATGCCTGGTGCGAATCTCTGGTACTTGAAGGCGGCTCTCGATCACATGATCTTTAACCAGATGCAGGAGTATTTTTCACCAGGCTATTTGCGTAAAATGGAGCAACGTTCAAAGAAAGAGTTTAACCAGACATACTGGTGGCGACCTCAGGATGTCACTCCGCAATAAGGAACAACAATGAAGGAATTATTGCTGTTATCGGTATTTTTGATATCCGCTTGCTCGACATCCTATGATGTTTATGACGGTGTTGATAAGGCATATTGCGACAAAGTTAAAATGGATTTTTCTCTTGCCAAGACGGCGAAGGATAGTTGTATTGATCACTACGTCAAGACTTATACCAAGCCAGCCTCATCGGCATCTGATATTGCTGAAGGTGCTGTGTTTGAGTGTAACAAGGTGATATCCATCGCAGCGAGTTCTTCATACGATGCTGCTGTATGTGCAATGGCTGAAAGAAACGGCATGTCAGTGCAAAAAATTAATAGCATGATAAGCAGTAATGACGAAGCCAAAATAAGAACTGATATCAGCTCGGTGAAAAAAGATGCCATGAACAGAGTTGTAAAATATCAGTCATCTTTATAAGTCGAGACATGTCACAGGCCGCTTTCGCGGCCTTGTTTTTAACGAATGCCACCGCCGCCCGTCAGAAGAACCCTGCCTTGTCGTTGATGTACTCCGCGTGCGTCTGGATATCACGCAGGCATTTGCTCACACCGACAATGTAGCAGAACATGGTGGTCAGTTCCGCCGCCGCGCCCGATACGTCGTGCCCGTCGTCCTGTAACTGGTTCAGCAGATTCATCAGCAGTGAGTTCTCCGTCAGGCCGAGAACACCAGACGGCGAGTGAATCAGACTGCGGTATCCTGGCTTCAGCGGGGCGCTGTAGGTTTTGTTCTCTATCTTCATCGCCTGCATTACTGCTGACGCCGTGGCGTTGGCAACCTGGTCGGCAACCATCTTTATGCGTTCTTCCTGCGGGAGCGAGTTTTTAATGTAGCTTCCGGTGCGGCGGATCTGAGGAAGAACCTCACCTGTAACCCATTTACGAAAGCGGTAGGGGATAGTGCCTGGTGTCACCGCATCGCGGCAGCGGAGGATCAGTGTGTAGAGGCCTGACTCGGAGATGATGATCGATTCTTGCTCACCGCCAGGGGTGTCGGTTGAAGCGACGCCCTTCTCATCATCATCAAGTTTTCGAACAGCATCTCGATGGTTTGCTATGCCTATAGCCCGACAAACATCTGAAGCGATAAACCATGGCTCACCATTAATGACGATTACTCGTATATCGGCTTGGGATTCGAAAGAAAAAATGGACGTGCTTTTTGTAGCTGTCATAGTGGTTACCTTTTAGTCTGGTTAATCACCACTACCGACGCCAATCGGTTGGTGGTGAACTGTGCAGGGTTGGCGTAACCGGCTAAAAGGACCCGGCGCACCTTTCGGTGCCCCCACACAGCCCACCATAATACGAATGTGGCCGTGCTATACGCATAAAAAAACCGCTTGCGCGGTGAATGCGCCTTTTAGTAATCCGGGACGCCAATCCCGGCACTGGATTTTGCCAGTGCCCGATTACTATGGCACAAGAGGAGTGCGATGTAAATTTACCGCAAAGGTAAATATAAGCACTCCACTTGGTAATTTCAAACCTTATCTGGTTTGTTTTAGTAATTGTTCGGCACAATAGTCGAGATGTGTTTGCAGATCCTGCATAGACATCTGCGAGCTGGTGACGTAGTTAATCAGTGCAGTCAGTTCGGCAAGTGGGCCATCGACATTAAATCCATCCTTATCGAGATCCCGGAGTAATTTCATCAAGTGCGATCCCTCCACCAGTGACCTGACGCCTCCCGGCGTGTGAATCCTTTCGGTAAATCCGTCTTCCAGTGGATAGTGATACTGCTGCATCTTATCTTCTCCATGTAATAACTGTATATTTATACAGTATCAAATAATTTGTTTGCTATCCAGTACGTTTTGCAAATCACCTGAAAGGTAATATCTGTTCGTATTTATGGGTTTTCTATCCATATATGGTTTTTCAGGTAATAGAATGACCGGATATGCGGCGCAACGGGTGCTGCGACTATCTGGAGATTTAACATGACGGTCTCAACCGAAGTTGACCACAACGAATACACCGGTAACGGCGTTACGACATCATTCCCTTATACCTTTAGGGTTTTCAATAAATCTGATCTAGTAGTGCAGGTGATTGACCCTGACGAGAATATCACTGTGCTGGCTCTTGATACTGATTACACAGTCACTGGTGCGGGAGGGTATAACGGCGGCAATGTAATTCTGTCGAAAGCACTGGCTAATGGTTATCAGATTTCCATATCGCGAGAACTGCCGGTTACTCAGGAAACAGATCTTAGAAACCAGGGTAAGTTTTTTGCTGAGGTGCACGAGGATGCGTTTGATAAGCTGACTATGCTCATACAGCAGGTAAGTAGTTTATTCAGGCTGGCGCTACGTAAGCCCTCGAATATCGCAGACTGGTATGACGCGCTGAACAACTACATTAGAAACTTGAAGGGGCTTTGTTGAATAAATCGAACTTTTGCTGAGTTGAAGGATCAGATCACGCATCTTCCCGACAACGCAGACCATTCCGTGGCAAAGCAAAAGTTCAAAATCACCAACTGGTCCACCTACAACAAAGCCCTCATCAACCGTGGCTCCATAACTTTCTGGCTGGACGATGAAGCTATTCAGGCCTGGTATGAGTCGGCAACGCCTTCATCACGGGGAAGACCTCAGCGCTATTCTGATCTCGCCATCACCACCGTTCTGGTCATTAAACGCGTGTTCAGGCTGACCCTGCGGGCTGCACAGGGTTTTATTGATTCCATTTTTACACTGATGAATGTTCCGTTGCGCTGCCCGGATTACACCAGTGTCAGTAAGCGCGCA